GACGAATCATCCTAGGTCTGATAAGAAAAAGAAAGTTCGCTTTGATCCTAGTGTTCAAAAAACCTCACACAAAATAAGTGCCAAGTCGTCAGAACATAAGAACCAAAGTTCCCAGACCGGCGACCGCACTACATTTGTAGAGCGTTCACGAACAGCTAGTACTAGTACAAAACCTTCCTTTGAATGGAGGCAAGCGTGTAAAACAGCCGAACGTCACGAGAGACCCATTAAAAATGAGTTCCTACCTCGCGACTTCGCAGCATTAGTGCGCATCCTCAAAGACTCGATAGTAAGGGCACCTAAAATTAAAAGGGCACAATTTGCCTATCTACCCTACTATCAGCAAAGGATGCTAACCCCTTTTCAAAAGGCATTAGCAACCCGTCTTCCGAGGAAAATGTTCACATTTTTAGAACATATAAGCGCAGACGCCCAAGGAGATAGCCGAACATCAAAAAGTCATAAAAGACTAATTGTAATTATAAACATATTTATGGCGGCTTTGATAGTTTCGACTAAAAAAGTAAAATTCAATCGAAACAATCTCCGGGGATTACGAGGCGAAACAAGCACAGAAAGCCGAGAACTAATAGGCTACATAAGAGCCCTAGTACATATTTTCAAAACCTCTCGGCGGAGCGGCATAAAAGGACTTGTATCATTGGCAAAAGCTTGGTCTATAAATTCATTTCAGATCTTTGCCAATATCGAAGAAGAACAGAACCCAGAACACCCGATTCTTTCAAAAGTTTACAAAGGTGTAAAGCTTGATAAAAGATACACATCGACTATGTACGGCTTGTCACGCTCTATTATTAGAGGTGCAGGCGTAGATTACGAATTTCGCGAAAAATACATAGAAACGATGTGTACTCCTACCAAACCCGTTGACAAGAAGCTTTTAACTGACCTTGAAAACTTTGTTTTTAGAAATATTAAGAACTCGAGTGAACGTATAGTCAAATTTATGAAAGAAGATGGCCAAGAGATCGTTAGCTTGGCTGACTTAAACTCTCGCATTTCAATACCAACAACAGCCTGTCTAGAGAATGCTACCAATCTTGGTGGCAGCAGAACCTTCCTAAGGGAAAAATTAATTTGGAGGCATACAGGTGTCGGTGAGGCGAATACGCCTAAAGCTAAAGCGAGAAGATGGGCAGACACCTTGGCGCTAGAATTCCAAGAGTGTTACCTAAAATGGAGTCAGACATCTCAGACGGGAGAACCTATCCCATTCGCTGAACCTGTAGCGGTTGCGAAACCGGGAGGGGGTACCAGAATGGTTACAACTTGCAATGCAGGACTCGTTCATAGCCTAGCGCCCGTGAACGAGTTACTACTAAGAATTTTAAGGCAATTCCCTGAGTGCAAGCCGAACTTAAGAGGTGAAGACCCCTCTCCGTATCTGAGAATTCAAGACGATCATGTTATGAGGGAGTGTTATTCAGCAGACCTTTCTGCAGCTAGTGACCATATACCTTTTGAGGTCTCCG